TGCTCAGGCTTGCAGATACTTGCTGGTCTGGCTCGGGATAAGTCCACAGCTACACTTGTCAACGTCGTCCCCTCTGACAAACCTCAAGATGCGTACGCTAAGGTTGCAGAGACAGCACTAAGCTTAGGGATTCCAACAAGTGTACACCCTGTATGGGATAGAAAGTGTGTCAAACGTACTGTTATGACTATACCATACAATGCTAAACCATTCTCTAACAGATCATACATCAAAGATGCACTGAAAGAGAAAGGTATTGAGGTCGATAAAGACCAACTCACCTCCATTGTCAGAGCTGTACGTGAAGCCATGCACATCATTGTGCCCGGGCCGATGTCAGTTATGAAGTGGATCGAGACAGAGGTGTCTAAGTCTATCAAGCATGGAGCAGATCATGTGGAGTGGACAACACCATCAGGCTTTGTTGTAAAACAACGGATCATGAAAAAGAAAGTAGAACGATTAGATCTACAACTTTTAGGCAGATGTCAACTAAGTGTTGCGACAGATGAGACTAACGACGTCGATCTCAGTCGGCACAAGGCAGCCACCGCACCCAACCTGATACATAGTCTCGACGCATCTCTCTTACACCTCGCTGTGCGTAGTTTTGATGAACCAATCGCACTAATTCATGACAGTGTGTTAAGCAGATGTTGCGATATGGATAAATTATCTGCTATAATAAGGGAGACGTACATGATTCTCTTTGCAGAACATGATTACCTCCGTGACTTTGCTCTACAAATAGGAGCAGAGACAGAGCCGCCTATCATTGGCGACTTACAACCAGAATCGGTTATAGAATCCACTTATTTTTTCTGTTAACTATGACAATAGACATTTATAAAGAGGCTTTCTATTCACCTAGTTCTTTTTTCAGTAGTTTCTTTGCACCAACAGAGATCTACGTCGTGGCGAAAGAGGACATAGAGAAGGCTAAACACGAACAATACCACGCACAACTCAAAGCAATCAACGAAAGGATTGACTACTTACAAACTCAAAAGACTGACATCCAGTCTAAGATTGACGCATACCACAAGGAGAACAAAACTGATGCCTAAAAACGTCCACGTGACTGACGAGATTAAACTAGAAGGCTTCCAAGCCATACTTGAACCCGGTAAGTTCGGTTACTCACTCGCTGCTATTGTTGGCGAAGATGTAATCGACGCACTTGAGACTGAGAGACAAGCTGTCCTTACATGGGCACAGTCCAAGTTGAAGAATCCAAAGAGAGCTACACTCAAGCCAACACCATGGGAAGAGGTAGCTGAAGGTAAATACAAAATTAAGTTCTCATGGGGAGAGGACAAGAGACCCGGCGTAGTCGACACCGAGGGAACACCTATCACAGATAAGAAGACACCTCTATATGGCGGATCTACAGTTAAGCTTGGTTTCTTTCAGAAGCCTTATATCCTCAGAGATGGAGTCACCTATGGTAGTAGTCTTAAGCTACTTGGTGTACAAGTCGTAGCTGTAGGAGAAGGAGCTGCTGTTGATACAGACAGCATGGATGAAGAAGCAGTAGCCGATATGTTCGGTACTACAGAAGGCTTCAAGACATCAGCCCCTGCACCTGTGACTGTACCTCCAGCTGAAGATGACGATTCAGAAGAGGACTTTTAGGTCTAAGTTAGAGAAGCAAGTCGGCGATCTTCTCGAGCAGATTGGTGTGGTGTATGAGTATGAGACACATAAGATCTCGTATGTCATACAGCATCACTACAATCCTGACTTTATCCTACCCAATGGCATATACCTAGAGACCAAAGGTTTCTGGGATGCCGCCGACAGACGCAAGATACTAGCTGTCGTGCGAGACAATCCAGATATAGACTTGCGTATGGTATTTCAAGCTCCGTTCAATAAGATCAGCAAGAAATCCAAAACAACCTATGCCCAATGGTGTGAAAAGCACGGCATCAAGTGGGCAGCAGTACACGCAATCCCCATAGATTGGTTAACATGAACACAGAATCAGAATTTGTGGCACATGAACCATGTCCTAACTGTGGCTCGTCAGATGCTAACTCACGTTACTCTGACGGACACACGTTCTGTTTCTCGTGCCAGACATACGTACCGGCGGATGGGGACAATCCACCTATACAAATGAAGACAAATGTACAATTCCTCGGATCAGCTGAACAGCTGCACAAACGAAGAATCTCTGAGAAAACCAATGAGTTTTACAGAATATACCGACATGGCAACACGCTTAGGTTCCCTTATTATGACGAGAGCGGGCGAGTTGTCGGTTTCAAAATCAGATCCAAGAAAAAAGAGTTCCACTACGAAGGAACT